TTGTGTTTTTTGGGTTTTGTTGTGTAGTGTTGTGTAGATGTGTTGGTCGATTGTTTGTGGGTTGATGAGGTTGTGGATTGTTGCTGGGTGGTTTTGGCCGATTCTGTGGATTCGGGCGCAGGTTTGGTGGTATTTGGCGGGTGTCCATGGTGCTTCGATGAATAGCATGTTGTGTGATGCTGTTAGGGTGTGTCCGTGTGCTGCTGCTTCGATTGAGATGACGATGTTCATGCAGTTTGTGTTATTTTGGAATTCTTGTTTTGCTTTTTCGGTGTCTTTTGGGGGTTGTCCGCCTATGATCATTGGGGCGTTGAGTTCGTTGGCTAGGGTTTGTACTATGTGGCGGTGGTGGGCGGCGATGACGATTTTTTGTCCTTGGGTGTTTGCGTTTTCGATCCATTCTAGGGCGTGGGGTATTTTGGATTGGGCGGCGATTTTTCTGAGTTCGGTGAGTTGGATGAGGTTTTCGTAGTTTTGGGTTGCGTAGTGTGCTCGGATTCGTGCTTGTGTGGGGTTGGTGCCTTCGTTGATGGCGATTTGTTCTTGTTGTTGTGTGTACCATTCTTGTAGGTCGTTGAGGGCGTGGTTGTACATGGTGCGGTGTTTTTTGTCCATTGTGGTGTGGATTGTGTTGTATGTGATGGGTGGGAGGTCGGTGAGGACTTGTTCTTTTTCTCTGCGGATGTAGCAGTGGGTTTGTAGTTTGTTGAGTAGTTCTTTGTTGTTGGTTGATCCGTGGATTTGCCAGTGTCCCCAGTTGTCTCGGTAGGCTCCGCAGTAGCGTTTGTAGAAGTTCCAGCGGCCTCCGAAGTTGTCGATTTGGTCTAGGATTTCTAGTTGTGGGGCGTATTCGGCTGGCATGTTTGTGATGGGGGTGCCGGTGAGGAGTAGGATGTTGCCGGTGGTTGGGATGTTTTTGGCTATGTTTTTGGCGGCTTTGGTGCGTTGTGCGTCTGGGTTTTTGCAGTAGTGTGATTCGTCTAGGATGAGGGTTTGGTATTTTTGGTTGTTGAGGTGTTGTTTTTGGGCGTGGATGTTTGGGTAGCCGATGATGGTGTAGTCGGTTTCGGTCAGTTCGGGGGTTTTGCGGCCTTCGATGGTTTGGATGGTGCGGTGGGGTAGTGCTTGTTCGATTTTGGTTTTCCAGTCTTCTGTGAGGCTGGTGGGGCAGATGATGAGGGCGGGGTATTGGTTTGTGTATTCTGTGGTGGCGAGGGCTTGGAGGGATTTGCCGAGGCCCATTTCGTCTGCGATGAAGGTGCGTTGTTTTTCGGCGGCGTAGGCTACGCCTGCTTTTTGGTATGGGTAGAGTTCTAGTTGTAGGTTGGGGATGGTGATGTTGGCGTCGGTGGCTTGTGTGAGGTTTTGTGCGTGTTGTGCTTTTTTGGTTTCGATGTCGGCTTGTGTGCGGATGTGGTCGGGGGTGGGGTGGTTGTATTTGTCTGCCCATTGGATGAGTTCGTGTACGTTGTTGTATGGTGTTTCCCAGTGGTTTTGGTGTGGGTTCCATTTGATGCCGGGTATGGCTTTCAGGTCGTGGATTTGTAGTGTGTCGTAGGGTACTGTGATTTTGAGGTTGTCTTTTTCAAGTCTGATGGTGGTTTCGCCTATTGGGTGGTCGGGTATTTGTAGGCGGATGAGTTCTTCGTCCACGTCGATGTTCCACGAGTTGGCGAAGGATATGGCTCGTTTGCGGGCGGCGAGGGGTATTGTCCAGTGTTTGTTGAGTTTGTCCCAGCGTGCTTGTGGGAATGATGTTTTTAGGGCTTGGACTTCATCTTTGTTGTATGGGGTTTTTAAGATAAGGTTTTTGCCTTGTAGGTATAGTCGTTTCATCTTACGTTTATCGTTTGGTCTAACCATTCTTGTACTTCGTTGAATCCGCATTCGGTTAGTTGTTGTTTTGCTTCGGCTCGTTTTTCTGGGCTGTGTTTTATTTTTTCCCAGTTTTCGTCTGAAAGTATTTCTCGCATTTTGCGGATACTTTCGATAGCCGTGTAGTTTTTGTTTCTACCGAATCTTGGCTTTGTCACAGTTCGTACATGTCTTGGGGGAGGACGGGTTGTGTTTCGTAGTGTGTACTTGATGCGAAACCTGCGTAGGTTTGGTCTACGAATAGGGGCGTGTTGGGTCCCATGTAAGCGCTGTAGATGTTGAAGTCTGCGTATTCTTCTGCTTCTTCGGGTGTCATACCTTGGTCATCTACGAGAGTTCGTATAACTTTTTGTTTGCTGTAGACTGCTAGGGTGCGTCGGCTTCCTTCTTCCCAGATTTCGGTGTGGCCGATGCACGCTACTTCTAACCCGTCTGCGAATAGGGCTTCGGGGTTTGCTTCTTGTAGGTAGTCTAATGTTGCTGCATATGTGGGGATGTATTCATAGGGTTCCATACGCCCTATTTTACCACAGATTGTGTTTGGAGGCAAATCTTAGTAGTTGCCGCCGCCGTCTGGGAGCAGTAGGAGTGGGTCTCCGTCGTCATGGCTGATGCCGTATGAGGGGAGTTCTTCCCATAGTACTTTATCGTAAGGGATTTCTGGGTGGTTTCTGCTGAGCCATGTGCGTGTAATGGTGCAGTTAGGGTAGAAGAATCCGCCGTCGTCTCCCCAGCGTTGGAAGAAGTGTTCGTTGGAGTTTGATTTGTTGGTGAGGAGGTCGTCTGCCATGATTTCGTATGGGACGTGTCCTCCTGCTTTTTCTACTTCTGATTCGGCTACGAGCCGGTTGCACCAGTGTGCTACGACTGCTGGACGTTTTACTCCGTTTTGGGTGGGTTGGGCGGCTCTGTGTACTGACCGTCCGTGCCATACTTGTAGGTCGCCTCGTCGGGCGTGGAGTTGCACGATTGGGGCGTCGATTTCTTGACGGTGGTCTTCAAATTCTATAGATGTTATGTGCCCTCCGCCATCTGGGGTTGGCTTTTGTGAAAACCGTTTACGATAGTTTAGGTCCCATTTGTGTGATCCGGGTATTGCTTCGATTGCACCGTTTTCTGCGTTGCAGTCACCTAATGCTACCATTCCGCCGACGTAGTTTTGTGGTCCTACTTCGTGTGGGTGGTTTGCGTCGATGTGCCAGCCGGTGTGTTGTACTGTCATACGTGTTTTGGTGACGTGGAGCGCTACGGCAATGTCGATTTCTTTGAAGAAGTCGTTTACGCCTTTGTGGCAGAGCACTTCTTTTAGTTCGGGGACGTGCATGTATGCTTTGTCGTCTTCCCATCCAGTGAAGTTTGGATTTTCGGGTGTGTCGAATTCGGCGTCCCAACGGTTTCCGTATGAGTCTAGTGACTCTTCGGGAACTGCGTTGGGGATGATCGCAAAGCCGTACTTTTCGTAGAATTCGGCTGTATCTGTTCTTTCGCCGTTGTATTCGTAGTTGTCGATAATCGTTATTTCGCTCATACGGTTAGTTTATCACTTTTTTCTTTTTCCCACCATTCAATCTGCTTTTCTGCCTTGTTGATGGTGTTGATGTGTGATTGGACTAGTTCGTCCATTGTTTGGGCGTGTGTGTATCCGCCTGCGAGCACGTAGGCTACGGGCGTGTCTGCTGAGTATGTTTCGCTGAACACAACTTGGTCTCGGTATGCGAGGTCTGCGTGCGAAATGCGGGGGTAGGGGTCTGTGCCTGCATTGTACAATACGAGGTCGATCTGATCGTCCCACAATAGGTCAAATGCGGTTTGCATTTGTTCAATGTATTCGTCGTCGCTGTGTGCGCTGAGAATAAAGTGGGTGTCGTCCTCTACATAGTCGTCAAAGTAGTTCGTAGAGATGTCTACCTGCCGCACTTGCTCGTCAATGCCGAGATGTCGAAGTGTTCTGACGGTTCCTCCGCCGCAGTGTGCGTCAAAATCTAGGATAAGAATCTTCATTGACGGGTTCATTTCAAGCATGAAGTTTGCAGCAACAGCGAGGCCGTTGACTGTGCAGAATCCGCCGCCTCTGTTGTGGTCAGCGTGATGCAGACCGGAGGATAGGCTTCCAGCGATAGTCTTGTTCTTGTAAGCGTGGGATGCGGCGTTAATGACTCCTAGTGTGGAGTTGAGTGCCATTTCCCAGATACCGTAGTCCCATTTAAAACCGTTAGACTCTGCCATGTGCCCACCTGTTTGGAGGGCTTCATAGTATTCAGGTGTGATCGCCTTGCGGATTGCTTCGTCTGCGTCTTGCAGGCTGAAGTGTCCGTTCTTGGCGGGGTCACTGATATGTTCGTGGCCGATAGCGTCTGCAATGTGCTTGCTCTTGCGAGTTGTGTCGAATGCGTGCTTGGCTCCGGTGTATTTTTCGTTCCAGTAAATTGTGTGTTGCATTTCCCTCCTTTCAGGGTGCGATTCTGTTATTGGCTACAAAATGTTTGTATGTTACTGGCATGGCTTCTTGAAAGAAGTATTCCAGACTGTGAGCGTACTGTCTTATTTCCCACTGAGCAGTTTCGTCGCCTCGTAGATTAATGAAGTTCATTAGTGCTCGGGCGTTTGTTGTTGCGTAAAATTCGCTGTAGGTACCTACTGGTAGAACTAATCTAGCAATTTCTTTAGCCACGCCTTCTTCTAATAGTTTTTCGTATGCAGTGAAACTGCTATGGTACTGCATTTTTATACGGTCTTTGGAAAACTGTGGGTTTTCCATGGGTTCAAATGTGTATGCTCCGGGCTTACCTACCTGTGTTCGCATTTGTGCATTATCAGGAATGTATGCTTCTGTACTTATTTCTGAGTACCGTCCAGAGTATTCGTTGTAAGACCATCCGATTCGATGACGGAACCATTCTCGTACAACGAAGATAGGTGCTTTGATGTGAAATCGAAAAAAGTTGTGTTCAAATGGCGTGCCGTGCTTTTCTCGCATTAGGAAGCCAATTAGCCCTTTGTCTTTTTCGCTTAGTTCTTCACTTTGGATACCAAAACTTACTCGGGCGGCGTTTACTACGCTAAGGTCGTCAGCAGACACAGCATCTAGACGAATAAAGCCTTTATCTAGTACGTTTAGTTCTTTAGTTGTCATCAGGCATCTACCCCGGTACCAATGTTGCGCTCAAGAATCACATGGCCGGTCTTTCCGGGGGCGGCAACGTATGTTGGCCCTTCGTACCCGCCGTGTTCAACGATGTGGTCCAGAAACTTAACAGGTAGGTGCTGAGGAAGGAATACGCCTTCGCCATTAAAGTCGGTGTCAACAAACTTTAACGTTCCGGTTAGTCGGTTGTCGTATACACGACCGAAGTCTTCAATCCAAAGAATCTCTTGACCGTCGTTCTTCAACTGTTCGGCTAGTGGTCGCACAGTTTCAAACTTCCAGTGAGGATTGCGGATGTGTGTCCCGTCATCAATCACAGGAGTGTTTCTGGAGATTCCTAGAATGTCTGAAATGTGTTCGTTAGCCTTGTTGCGCCACGTCGTTAGCCAGTACAAGTCTGCGCTGGATTCGATGGCTTGGATTAACTCTGGCATATAGTCGGGTACCCAAATGGTGTACTGTCCTGCCTGATGCGGGTCTGTTTGGCGATCAAAAGCCACTGTTCCGCTGGAATAAAGATGTCGCAAACTGTTGATTACGCCATCTACGTCTAAGAATACTGCATAGTTGTTCATAGTGCTCCTTTCACTAGCAGTGTTTTAAAATGATTCCCATTTTAGCATAGGAATATTTATTTGTCAAATCGGTCAGTCGATTAGCCACTCTGGATGGTCTAGTGTCCATTTGACTGTGCGTTCAAATGACTCTTCTACGCTCATGGGCGGAGTCCATCCGTCGTTCCTTAGTTTATCACCGTTGAGTGAATAACGCAAATCGTGTCCGGGGCGACTAGAGTGGTAATCAACTAGTTCATAGTTGGGTTCTTTGCCCATAATTTCACTAATCATAGAAACAATTTCTAGATTATCTATTTCTTTTTCTCCAGAAACGTTATATCGTTGAATATCTGGAGTTGTGTCGCTGTTGTCATAAGGGGTGTGATCAATGTTTTCTAAGATGTGCTGAACGGCATCAGCATGGTTCCTAGCGTGTAACCATACCCTTGAACCGATAGTCCAGTCGCCTGCGTCATTTGGTTTGCTGTGGATTTCGATTTTATCACCACTCAAAATCTTCTTAATTACCATTGGTACATACTTTTCGGGGTGTTGACGTTCACCGAAGTTATTCATGGTGTTTGTAATGTACAAAGGAACGTTGTATGTGCGCCAGTACGAGAATGCAATTGCTTCCTGTGCGGATTTTGACGCCGAGTACGGGTTGGAGGGGCGGTGCGGCTCACCTTCTGCATGGTCGTGACCTACCGGTGCGGGACCGTACACTTCATCTGTGGACACTTGAATAAACTTTTCTGGTTCGACTTCTCTTGCATACTCTAGCATGTTAAGTGCTAGGCTTACATTATTTTGTACAAAGTCAACAGGTTCGGTGATGGAACGATCTACGTGTGAGTCTGAAGCCATGTTAACGATGTAGTCTACTTCACCGATTTGCCGCTTGATTTGATCGTGGAGAGGTGCCCGAAGGTCATGCCATAGTGGCGTTACTCTCTTAGGGTCGTAGGCGTCGATGTCTAGTATGCGCTCTACTCGGCCTGCAAACCGAAGTGAGTCTAAGACAACAATGTCCCAGTCGGTGGTCTTTAACCAATGCTCTACTGTGTGTGAACCGATAAATCCTAGTCCGCCTGTAAGTAGTACCCGTTTGTCCATGTTTCTCCTTAAATATGAGACTGGCCTCCAGAGCATTTGTCTGAAGGCCAGTCGTCGCTCCTCTTATACCTAGGTGTTAGTGGTAGCGAAGCGATACTTGTAGACTATAGGCTTTTAGGCTTTTAGTCAACTGTTATCATTGTAATCGTGTGAGGTCACCAAGGTGTTACGTCGTCGTCAAATTCTTCGTTCTGATATGCTTCGTTAAGTTCTTCATCAGAACGGCCTGAGCCTTGAGGGGACACCGAATTTTCGTACTGTGAGAACTCTACGACTTCAAATGGCCATGTTTCCCCACGCTTGCACAGTGCAGGCCATTCTCGTGCTTCTCGCTGTCCACGATAGTGCTTAAACTCAATCAATTCAGGGTCAGTAGGGTCTGGTGCTAGTGCTAGACCAAACTCTGACCAGCGTGACCATACGGCTGAGCCAAACGGGCGCAGGTCTCGCTGTCCTCCTGAACCTAGCGGAGCATGGTGCTCAATCCAGAGCGCACAATTGTAGGTGTGTCTGATGTAGTCTAAAAATCTTGCAATTTCGATTGATACAGATTCTGCTGTGCGCCCACCGGGGTCAATGAAAGACTTATATAGTGGGCCGAAGAATAGAATGTCTGGGCGCACTGTGGCTACATGCTCTTCGATTAGGGCTTTGTCTTTTGATGTGAGCAGGTTTACACCATCCGGCTTCATCAAAAGATGAGCATCCAAATCCTCATGCTTGTTGAACCACTTGATCTTGTCATAGATGCGTCCAGAGGTTCGCTGAATAATACGCTCAGGGTTCTCCAAGTCGATCATCAACGTTCTCACTTTAGGCATTGCATCACGACGGAACGGATGGATACCTGCGGCTGACATCAACGCAACCTGTCGTGCTAGTGTAGTTTTACCAGCGCCTTCGGCGGCAACAACAATAACTCGTTCTTGTCGTTCAAGAACGTTCGGGATAACCCAGTCGTAAGAAAGATCAACGTCACGTTCTAGAAACTCTGACCAGCCAACAAGGGTGCCAGTGTCTTCATGCTGACGGTCTTTGCTGCTGATAAACATATCAAAACTAGAAGCCACCCGTCCCATCAGAATGCTTTCGCTGATGTCTTGGCCTTGTAAGTTTGACAGGCTCTCAATCAACTCTTGTAGTGCGCTAGTGTCTGATTCAGTTTCTACTGTTTCGGAAACTGATGCAGTGTCAAACGATATAAGCGTATCCGCTAACTCTTCACCAGCGTCAATCATATCAGAAACATCGTTGTACTTTCCGGGCTTGAACACCTTCACAGTGCATCCAGCGTCAGTCAGCATCTTGTTCACTGACCGAGCGTGTAGATATCCTGCTTCGTCGTTGTCGCAGATGATAATAACGTTTGCTCCAGCAAGGGCTTCTGTATGGTGAGGCATCCACTTGTTTTGACCCTCTGCGCCTGCACCACCGGGGTTAGTTGTTGCAGTCTTACCCAGAGACTCTAGGCTGTGTACGTCCTTCTCGCCTTCTACGACGTAGATCGGACGGCCTTCTTCCTTGGCGTGGATAACTTGTGGAAGGCGGTACAGCGGCTTCTCAATATCTGAAGTTGACCAGTTCCATCCACCGTTTTCGTCTGGACGCCGTTGGCGGAAGGTCTTCTTTCCTCGCTCGTCTACAAATCGTAGAACCTCCATTGCAAGAGTGCCGTCCTCGTAGAAATACTTGTATGTATCAACAAGGTCTAACTTTGACTTTTGGGGCTTAGGGGCGTCCTTGGGAAATAGGTCTCCGACTTCTACGCCAATGGATTCGCAGATTTCTCCGAGTTCACATCCTCCACCACGGAGACACTTCATTAAGACTTGGCCTTGCTTTCCAACCGCAACCCTGAGAGAAGGGTTGTCGTCATCGTTTCTGCATGGGCAAGTAGCGTCCCACTGGTTCTCCCCAGACTGTGTATGGTTAATTCGTGCTAATACGTTATCAATCGGTTGCATATCTCTCCAAAATGTAAGCCTCTCGGGTCTTTTCGTACAAGGATGTAAACATAGCACGATCCGAGTTAGTTGTCAAGGCGGTGGCATTGGTACCTAGACGTTTGATGGTTTCTGCCAGCACAGGGTGAGGCTTAATGTAGTCGTAGGTGCCACTGTAAATCTTTTGTCCAATGGCTTGCAGTACTGTCCACGCTTCTTCTGGTTCGGGTGGTAGTTCTTCGCCTTCAATGCCAGCGAGTGTGGCGATACGTAGTTCTCCGGGCTTGGGCATCCACTTACGCCCAGCCATGCCCATTCGCTTAACAGTCGCTTTAGTTTCTTCGTAGGGTAGGTCGTGGATGTATTCCCAATACCCTTTTGCTCGTACTGTTAGTGATGCGGTATCTAGTGACTTGTCCCAAGTCACGCTTAGCAGTTCTACTACTGCTTTACAATCAGTTTTTTCCATGTGTTAATCATAGCCTCCGTTTGTCGATCTGTCAATACTGTAAAAGAAGAAGCCCCCCTTTCGGGGGGCAGGCTCTCCTTTCGTATCAGAAATCTTCAAACGGGTCTCTGTCTGGAACCGTGGCCTTCTGTTGTGGGGCTGGTCGGCTTGCGCCGCCACCGCCTCCGCCGCCACGGCGACGTATAAGGCTTTCAATTCCAAACGTGTTGACAGCAATAGCGTCTGCAACGATCTCTACCGTTGAGCGCTTTTCGCCCTCGCTGGTTTCCCATGAGCGCTGTTCAAGACGGCCCTTGATGATGACGGGCATTCCCTTTTCTAGAACTGCCGCTGCCTGTTCTGCGGTTCCCCGCCAAGCAACGACGTTGAAGAAAGAAGTTTCTTCTTGCCATTCGCCGTTGACTTGGAAGCGCTTGTTCGATGCGACTGAAAACGACAGTCGTGCGTTTCCGTTTGCACCGAACTTGAGTTCTGGGTCAACGGTCAGGTTTCCGCTTACTGTAATATCTGCATTGCTCATTATCTTCTCCTATCATGTTCGCTATTTACAGATGTTCGTAGTTTACACTACTATGTTGCTCGTGTCAATACTTGCCTTTCCCCGATGCGGTCGGTGTGACCACATCGGGGTCGGGTGTATCAGCAAGCAATTGGTATTATAGTCTACCGCTTCGGTGCTGTCAATACCTAGTTTACGTCTTCCTGCTATATTGGACCCTACTGGCAGAAGAACAAGAAACGAAAGTACTTGATCGAAAAAATTTATGAGACTAGACTAACAGCATGTCTGAAAACGTGTTAGAAGCCAAAGAAGCATTATTTAACTATTTCGTAGATATGCTCGTAGATTTGTCCGATCCAGAGGATGACGAAAGAGACATGGCCTACGACGACATGGTGCAAGTAGTAACAATTCTATTTGAAGGACTAGACTTAGAAGTAGTCAGTGAGAAAGACGGCGTACTACAAGTACAAATCGCTCTTTAAGTGATGACCTATGTGTGATAGGAAGTGCTTACGGCACATGACACGGTAGTCTACATCATCGGCGTTATCAACTACTGTTTCGCTTCCGGCACTGGCATTACGCCCACCCAAATACAATGCGTTATGTGTGGCCCGATCACCGCACCAGCATCTCATCCCGTTGTTGACATGAACGATTCGGTCACATAGTTCGATAAGACGCTTGCTTGCTGTAAAAAGTTCACCTTTGTATGAAGTCAATAGGCCGTAGGCGTATACCTCTATGTCTTGAACATCCACCAAGTGGGCTAGTTGCTCAATTTGAGAAATACTAAAAAACTGTACTTCATCTACAAAGACGTATTTAATTTTATGGTCGGTTTCTTTTTCTTTTTCAGAAACTATGTCAATGATGTCCGATTCATCTGTGATGCCACACGACAAAGCAATTCCACCCATACGGTTAGTGCACACTGATTCGCCAGATCGGTCGTTTTTGTTTAGCAGCAAAACCTGACCGGGAAATGCGTCCTCCATATTGAAGTGCGATTGCAAGAGGTGTGTGGTCTTGCCTGAAGACATCGTTCCTGTGAGGAAAGTTAAGCGTGGCATGTCACTCCTGTTGGGCGCTGTTCCATACGGAAGAGCGGTCGGGGCGGTAAGTTGGGGATACTGTATTCGGAACGTTTTCAAAACCTGATACGCCGGGAACTGAGTATACTTTCTTGACTGGGCTTTCACATTCCGGGCACTCTGTTAGAGAGTCCTCTGAGAAGGTTTGAAACACTTCAAAGACCCCACAGGTCTTGCATTTATAGTCGTATGTAGGCATGTCTTTTATTATACCGCTTGATTGACTTTTGGCAAGCCCTCTCCACGGTACAATAGTACTAGGTGTTAGTGGTAAGTGGGGTATTTTATGCTGCGTACAGGCAGAACCTACAAAAGAATGGCTAAAGCAGCGCTTGTGTGGGTTTTTGCACTAGCGTGGTTCGCTCCTGTCCCAGCAGCCGCCGCTTCATACACAGTTACCGAAGAATCTGACTGGTACTTTGAGGTCTCGGAAGACGCTACTAATGTTGTCATCTACGGCAACTCAAACAGTTCTTGCACCCAGTTGACATCTGACCCGTTCTTGTGGCTGTACGACTTGTCAGGCACAGTACTCGCATCAAATGATGACGGTAACCACAATGATGAAACGCAGTGTGTTTCATCAAAGATCGACACAACGCTAGATGCTGGCGTCTACCGTCTCCACGCTGGATACTGCTGTAGCCAAAGAGGAAACGGTTACGACGGTGGAGAGTACTCCCTTGTCACTGATCTAACGCTCGCCACAAACTTCAGCACCTACAACGGAGTCAGATTCTCTTACACCCCCGCATACATCGAGCAAACAATTGACGTTTCTTCGTATGCGGGAGAGATTGATTCAATTGTTGTCACCCCTCTTGTTAAGCGTTCCTACGATGTTAACGACTACGTGGCCACACAGTATGCCGCTTACGACTCGGCAGGTAACTTGCTACAAGGTAACCTGACAACATCAGCACCTACTTCTTGGGTTGAAGTCGGGTCTGGCTGGTTCCAAGCCTCGGTGTCTACTAACGTTCAAGATTCGACAAACTGGGATACTATAAAGATTCGTATTTGGGCTAAAGACGGTGAAGGATGGGGCGGCAACTATGGCACCCAGATCAAAGAAGTTTCGTTTCAAGCGAAACTAGATGGCTCGGGAGTGTGGACTGATTTAACAAGCCTACTCACCAACCCATACTTTAACTCAATCAACAGTAACTCACCGCCGAACGGTTGGACATCAAACGTATCATGGGACACATGTCAAGGACTTACCTCGCAGACCCTGTGTGGCTTTGTTGTAAACACTTGGACTTGGGCCACTCCTGCCACGACGACAACTACCACAACGACCACGACGACAATTCCTCAAACGATAGGCGATCCTACCAACTTGACTTTAACGGTTGACTACTACAACGGCACGGTGAAGGCCGACTGGGATGCCCCAACTGACGGAAACGTTGATCCAGAACGTTATGCTATCGGGTTTGGCCTGAACGACGATGGAAACGCTGGACCGTATGGTGTGGCAACTGGTAACGTCGGAGACGAAAACGCTTTAGTTACTGAGTACACGTTCAGTGCTTCTTACATTGAGCAGTTATTCAACGAAGCGCACGGTTTGTTTAATGTTCAGGTCCGTTCGGACAACGACACGGACGCTTTGTACTCTAGTTGGACATCCGTTGCCTCCACGTCCATCATGAATATGCCCGACGTGGTTGACAACCAGACTTACGAGCGAGATGACGCTACTGGCGACCTCACTTTTAGTTGGGATGCTTCTAGCGACGGCTTTGTTGATCCTACGCATTATAAGATCGCTTGGAATCAACTTGGCAATCCGTGGGAAATAGATGAGTCTAACATTACTTACACTCAAAACATTTCTTCGACTTCTCACACAGTTTCTTACGATGACTTAGGTAGTGCAACGTGGTTCTTTAACATTCTTGCTTGCGGTTCTGAAAATGATTGTCACGTTGGTGAGACGATGGAAATTCAAGTTTCGGAAGGCACTCCTCCGACAACCACAACTACCGTTCCACCAACCACAACAACTACTACGACCTTGCCTCCAACCACGACCACAACCACTACAATACCTGTAACGACAACAACGACGTTGCCGCCAACGACTACGACGACGGTAGCGCCTACAACAACGACAACGGAGGCACCGCCATCAACGACGACGACAACCGTACCGGCTACGACGACTACGGTAACCCCGACTACAACTACATCCACAAGCACTACCACGACAACCACCACATCGTCCACATCGTCCACATCGACAACGACTACGACAACAGTCGCCCCCACTACGAGTACAACAACGAGTACGACGATCCCGAGGACGCCGCCTACAACAATCACCGTGCCGCCGACGCTAGAAGAAGAACGAGCGGCTGAAACTAAAGTAGAGTTTGAAGAACTTGGTATTGATACTGAGGGCGTTGACTTAATCGAAGTTGATGAAGCGGAAATTAAAATTGTTGAAGAACTGGACGAGTTAGATGAAGAACTAGCCGAAGAGTTTTTGGATGTTGTTGACGGCGATATCACTGTTGAAGAGATTGAAAGCCTTGTCACTGACGAAAACTTTGATGAGATTTCTGACGACGCTAAAACTATTCTTGTCGCTGCTGTCAACGAAGCAGATGATGAAGTAAAACACGAGTTTGAAAACACCGTAGATATTTTTGATGACGAAGCCTACAACGAGTATGTCGCTGAGGGGTCTACTGTTGACACGGAGACTCGTCGTACAGTTGTTGCTGCTAGCGCAGCCGTAACTGTTGCTGCCGCTGCTGCATCTGCTGGTCCTTCTGGTGGCGGTGGTTCTGGTGGCGGAGGTGGAGGCCCCGGAGGCGACTCTGGTGGCGGAGATAAAAAAGGAAGTTCTAGAAGAAGAAGGTCTCGGTGAAAGGAGGCACCATGAAAGAAAAAATTAAACTAGCAGTTGGAGCCGTCCGTCGAATGGGTAGAGAAATGCTATACCTTGGATGGACTTTAGCAGGGACGGGGTTAGTGTTAATCACACTTTCTTCAACCACGTTAAAGCAAGGAATATATATTTCCTTCGCTGGTCTTGCATTCCATCTGGTGGGTACTGTATTAGACTATGTAGATGATGAGAGAAGCGATGACAGCGACGACTAAACTTATTTGGAATACTGCCGGTAGAATTTTCGCCGTGTTCTTGATGAATGCTATGGCGATTATTGGCAGTTCAAGCCTTATTGGTGGTATTGAGCCGTGGAAGGCTGCTTTCCTTGCTGGCGCTACGGCGGCGGCTACGGTGTTGCAGAAACTTGCTGCGGCTTATGCTGATGATGGTAAGGTTACTGTTGACGAGATTGATGCAGCGTTTAGTCTTTCGCAACGTAAAAGTTAAGATAATATTTACATAAATGTGCTCTGATGGACGCATATTGCGTATGGTAGAATATTAGTAAGGCAAATAGCCTTGTAATTATCCCCTAACAAGGAGAATACTTATGGATATGAGCATCTACAAGCAGGTTGGAGAACGTGCCCTCATGACATTCGCCCAGACATTTCTGGCTATGTTTGTCGTGGCGGATCTGAGTTCAGCCAAGGGTGCTGCGACGGCTGCTGTTGCCGCCGCCCTTTCAGTGGTGAAGTCATTCGCTGCTACCAAGGTTGGCGACAAATCAACGGCTTCTCTCGTCTGAGCGTAGTGCCCGTATCGCTTGATTAACCACCTAGCGATACACTAGTATATGGTTGTTAGCGGGATTGGCTTTTGCTCCTTTTGTGTCGTTCCCTAACAGGGAAGAAACCCCGGTCACTTAGGTGACTGGGGTTCTTTCTTTCTGCGGGTACGTTTTTGTGGAATGTGCTTCAATCGTTCAATCTGAATAGAACGCCATTGACCGTGACCATGCGACCCTCCCCACAGATCAATCCACTCACTCTGCGGGTCTAGGTTTGTGTTGACCACGTGGCGGATGAACTTGTACTTGCCTTGCTCGCCTTTGATGCGGCATTCATCCCCTTTGGTAAGGACTACTTGCGTCGATATTTGGTATGAGTCAGATACAACCCATCCTTCTGGCGGGCCGACAGGTTTGGTTGCTTTGAGTTTTCTAGCCATAGTAGTTTCCTCCTTAGAAATGAAAGGATACTACATATGATAACGCCTGTCAAATAGATGCGTAGATTGTATCGGCAATTGTCTCTCGGATTTCTTCATTTTCATCCAAGAACGCCTTCGTGTTGGCACGGCCCTGTCCAATGTTCTCACCCTTGTAGGCGTACCACGCACCCTTTTTATCAAGGATACCCATCTCTACAGCAATGTCTACGATATCTCCGGTGCGGCTGATTCCTTCACCGTATGAAATTTCAAACTCTGCCTGACGGAAAGGCGGGGCGCATTTGTTCTTCACAACCTTAACTCGTGTCTTGTTGCCAGACGCTTCTCCACCATCCTTTAGTGTTTCAATGCGGCGAATGTCCATTCGGACTGACGCATAGAACTTAAGTGCCTTGCCACCAGTAGTTACTTCAGGTGAACCAAACATTACGCCAATCTTTTCACGCAACTGGTTAATCATGACGAGTGTGGTCTTGGAGTGGTTTAGATTCGCCACAATCTTTCGCATGGCTTGGGACATAAGACGTGCGTGAAGACCAACGTGACTATCTCCCATCTCGCCATCAATTTCTGCACGAGGCGTTAGCGCCGCAACTGAGTCCACAACCACAACGTCTAGAGCGCCCGACTCAATCAATTTGTTCGTGATTGTCAGGGCCTGCTCGCCGGTATCTGGCTGCGATACGAGAAGATCGTCAATGTTGCATCCAATTGCCTTGGCGTACACAGGGTCTAGTGCGTGCTCTGCGTCGATGAACGCACACTTACCGCCGTTCTTTTGAGCCTCTGCGATAATGTGAAGTGCAATAGTTGTCTTGCCGGAAGACTCGGGGCCGTAGATTTCTGTAACCCGTCCACGAGGTACGCCTCCAATGCCCAAAGCCAAGTCAAGGGCGATAGAGCCAGTTGAAATAGTTTCAATCTGCATAGATGCAGCATCGCCTAGGCGCATAATACTTCCAACACCAAACTGCTTTTCAATTTGACCTAGGGCATCTTCAAGAAGTTTTTCTTTATCCATAGTGGTATTGTAGGCTTTCGGTGGCTTAGAGTCAAGGGGGCTGATACTATATCTGTATGAGTAAGCGTGGACCGAAGCGGTTGGTCACTCAGGCGGTGCGCTTGGGTGAATATGGGCAAACTAAATGGCACATTGAATTAGAGTGTGGGCACTCTACTAGTAGTGTGCGTAAGCCTAAGGTGAGCGAAGACCGTCTCTGCTGCAAGACGTGTATTGCTCCGCCTGCTCCTGTGCCTCTTATGGAGGTACTGTCCGGGGACAGAGAAGACCGTGACTTCTTTGCCCCTTACGACCCTATGGAGGATATCAGGGTACGAGCGGCTATTGCTTCTAAAGTTGGTGTACCAATGGATCAGGTAGAACTTGTTAACGGGACAGCAACTGTATTCTTAGATGCTCAGCAAGTTAAGCGATTAGTGTAAGGTAGACAACTATCTGCAAGTAGTGCAGTGCTTGGTCCGGGTAGACGTACCAGTAGGGCTTTGGCTTTCCAGTTTTCCACGGAAGATACTGGTAGAAAAATGCGTCTGTTAACCAGTGCCCTACAGCAAAATATGCAAACAGCCAAGGAGTGACTGCACCGCCCAACCAGTATATGGTTCCACATATGACCCCCGTATACACCATGACATGCTCGTAAATTGCGAATAGTCTTTTTGATTTAAGTTTTATCAACCAGTCAGGTTGGAGTGCAACATCCGCAAAGTGGTGTGCCGCTAGAAGCCATATTAATCGCATAGTAAATCATTTCTAATCTTGGTACTACTAACACCTTCTGTGTATTCAGTAAACTGAATCGGTATGTCTAATTCTAGGATTGTGGCCTTTCCCGGAAAGTCATAGTTGTCGTTTCCTCTTATGAACACAAACTCGTGGGCGGGGTAATTGTGGTATGCTTGCTTAAATGTTAATCCGGGGTCATCTGTGTGCGTGACGAGAACGTCATCCGCCAGTCCAGTTATTTTCAAGTTGTTAATTCTTTGTTCCAGTGATTGGATAGGTATTTTCTCTTTGATTCGCCAGCAAGACTCGTCAGAATGTAAGACTACAACTACCACGTCAGCGCTTGACCGCATATGCTTCAGCAGTTTTATATGGCCTTCGTGACATAGGTCCATGATTGCAGCAGTAAGTGCTACTTTAGCCATTTTGTTTTTCCTCCCGGATTTGGAATACGCCATGTGTCATACCAGTCGGTAAGATAACCGTCAATGTCGTTGGGAACACTGAAATCGTAGCCTAAATAATTTTTTGTTGTAAGGGGGGAAACTAAATGTTTTGGCCTGACCAGATGCCCATCTTCTTTTATGTTGATTAGTAGCCCGTCGTCGGTAGGGTGCGGCCACCAATGTAAAACGTCAAATATGATATGGGTTTCTTTATGTACATAAGCCGCCTGCATTGGTCGGTCTCCGTCACTGACAACCCTTCCGGGAAAGAACTCATCTTCTGGTAGCCTTGATCTGTCCCAGTGCCCTAATACGGCAATATCTAAATCTGTGTCATGTGGTATAAACTCGTTATCTCGCTCTAGCCCTAGTAGTGTTCCTGCTGATAACCAGTATTGATCTAGGAACTCTAGCCCACGGAGGAGGACTTCCGTTACGGGCTTTCCTTCTAGGGGCTGTAGACTGTGCTGGTGCCATTCCAGTTTGATCTGCTCGTACATGGGTTTATCTTACTCGTTTTTGGCAATACTGTCCCTCCCTTTCGTGTGGTAGTTGACGCTATCTCACGAGAGGTTGGGACGAACCCAGTAGTTATATTCAAGGCTGTTCACTTCATGGACCCCAAACACCGCCTATTTTTTCAGCGATGCCCACTCTCCCTAGATATGGCTCTAGTTGCCCGTGTGCCGGAACCGCATGGGCGTTTGCTTGTTCCGAACCTGTTCCTCAAGGCTTGATGTTCTCCGTGCAGTGACTGGCATCCCGTCAAGGATGTTGTTCCAGTGTATCGTGTGCTTCATATCGTTCCTCTTTGGGCAGGCGTGCCCGAGTATGTATTCAAAGTACCAGTTGCGTAACGAGTGTAACCCTCCGGTCCTTCAGTGAACGTTTATGTCATCGGGATTTCCCGGTTGCAGTCTTTTGGTAGTTGGCTCCTTTTGTAGTTTGCTCCTAGGGTAGTCGTATTGGCGGTCTGTGTCAACTGTGACTTTATTGACTTGTCTGCTTGACACCAACGATGTACGATACGGAATAATCGCAAATTGTATCATTTTACAGAAAGGAAATCAATGTTTGATTTGAATACGCCTGAATGGTTCGCTGAAGTACCGTGTATTGGAGAAGATCGCCTGTTCTTTTCTGCCCATCCGTCTAAACGTCGCATGGCAGTAGCCAAGTGCATAGAGCAGTGTGATAACACTGAGAAGTGTTTACGGTTTGCACTTGATAATAAGATGACTCAAGGTGTGTGGGGCGGTAAGACTGGTCCAGAACTTTTAAGGCTGCTAGAAGCGGATGCGTATGCATAGGGAAGTTGAAAGTTTCGATCCAGATGTTTTAGCAGTTTTAACTAGAGGCGGGGTTGAGATAACTTTCGTGACAGCGAGCCGTCATGCACTTGATGATAAAGATTATGCCGTGTTGCTGTGGTCTAATAAGTCGATGACTGTTGGGGTTTCTGAAGAGTATTTGTACTCTGAAATTGACGAGTATGTTGTTGATGGAATATTGAGTGCGGCTGATTTGGAGTCTGAATATTTGGAAGAAGCAGTCAAAGAGGCGGTTCAAGAACAGGCAGTTTCTTTGTTTGCTAAAAAGTTAACAGAAGTCTTCGATAATGCTATGCAGAGTGTCGATGACCCTACTTTACGTAACTTAGATTATTCATTGGAACGACTGCTGAATGAGGATTGACATAACACTGTTTCCACTATAGAATATGGGTAGTTACTATTTACTAAGGAGATTACATGTCTGATTTGTCTGGGCCTTCCTCAACCTTGCATGAGGTCCAATCTTTGCTTTCCACCCTTGATGGATGGATTATGCAGTTGAATAATTCTGTAGAAAATTCTGAAACTTCCGATCTGTTGCAGTTTGCGAGCGATTTGCACGCCGCCAAGTCTCATGTTTCAGAACTGTTCAACGAAGTTCAATCAATTGTTACTGAACACGTAGGCCATCTAGCGGTCCCCGTTACTGTCGATGGTGCAACGGTAGAAATAAAGTCGGGTTCCCCACGAAAGACATGGGACCATCAGTCGCTAATTGAAGACGTGAGTAAGCGCATTGTTGACAGTAGTGTTGACTTGAATACTGGGGAAGTGATTAAGTCCCCCGTGGAAATGATTCGTGAGGCTTTACAGTTTGCGGGCATCTCGTATTGGAAGGTCACCAAGTTGAAGGAACTTCATTTAGATGCAGACGAGTATTGTGAAGTTGGAGAGTCTAAGAAGAATCTAGTTATTAGGAGAAATAAATGAGCCATATGTTAGTTGCGTTATCTGAACCGTTTGACTCTTCAGTTGAGCGTCAGTTAAAGAAAGGTGGAACCAGCCTTACTTACATTCCTGTTAGTGAAGTTATTAGCCGCCTGAACCGTGTGCTAGGGGTTGACATGTGGTCTTACGAAATTATTTCGTGTGCCCGTGACGGTCTTGATCCAGATTTTGTTGTAGCGCATGTTCGTTTGACTGCTACGTTTGTTCCCACGAATGATGCCCCTGCTATCAAGATTGTCAAGGATGGTATTGGCGGTCAAAAGATCAAGCGTACCAAGAATGGTGATATCGTTGATCTAGGCGACGAAATGAAGGGTGCGGTGTCGGACGCTTTGAAGAAGGCAGCACAGCACTTGGGTGTTGGTTTGTACCTCGCCCGTTCCGAAGAAGCAATGCACTTGGAGCGTGTTGAAGAAGAAGCAGATTCGCCAATTAGTGCTGAGCACTTTGAGAAACTGCGAGGCGTTCTGAATAATCAGCCACAGGATGTTATTGATGCTTGCCGTAGTCACTGGGATACAATTTCTGATGGCGCTGAGTTCGTCAATGAGAATGTAACAGCAAATTATTTGAGAGCGATGCTTGACTTTGTTAAGACCAGTAACGTTGAAGCGGCAGAAGAAGAGACGGATGCAGGATAGTTTAGACTTGGGTCCTCTTTCTTATGAGTACCCAAAGTACATGTCGCCTAGTTCTATTGGAACTTTTCAGCAGTGCCCCTTGAAGTTCAAGTTTTCTAGGCTAGATAAATTACCTACGGAATCTACAGAGGCACAGCACCTAGGCTCGTTTGTTCACGAGGTTCTTGAAGAACTGTTTACCTATCCACGTGAAGAGCGTACTGAGGCCACTGCCAGAAAGTTGGCTCGTGATTTATGGGAAAGTAAGTGGTCAACCGAATTTCACGCACTTAAAGAAAAGTGTGATGAGAATGAATTCCGCTGGAAGGCTTGGTGGTGTATTGAAAACTACTTCGGCATGGAAGACCCCACCTCTTTTGATGCAACAGGTATTGAAGCCAAGATGGACGGTGAAATTGATGGCGTGCCTATCTTTGGCATCATTGATCGTTATACTGTTGAAGATGGAAAGTTAGTTATTTCTGATTACAAGACAGGCAAAAAGCCTCGCCCACAGTATGAGTGGGAAAAGAAAATGCAAATCACCATTTACAGTATTTTACTAAAAGAGCAAACCGGTATGGATATTGAGCGTGCTGAGTTACTGTATGTGAAGTCTGGGCAGTTTGCAAAGTACACTGTAGACGAAAAACTTGAAAACGCTGTGCGTGTTGAAGTACGTAACACATGGAATGAAGTTAAGTCAATGTGTGACTCCGGCGAGTTTGAAACTAGGACTGGACCATTGTGTAACTGGTGTGATTTCAAAAGACTTTGCCCGGAATGGAACTGAACCATGTCTGCTGTAAAAGATTTTGAGATAGTTGTTTCTGAAGATATCAAAAACAAGGCTTCACAGCAAGACAAAGACCTATTAAGACTTCCTGAGAACCATGAAGCATGGAAAGAATGCTTACTCAATATAATAAAAACCGTTTCAGATAAAATGGGCGTATTGCAGACTGAGATAGACCAACTAAGGTCTATGTATAGTGGGTTTGATATTGATCCTGCCGCTAGTTTGGAAGATCAAAAAGAAAAAGCCGCACGGTTTAGGTTTTACGCTGAAAAGCGATTAGCCGAAGTAGACAGGCTAATTACTCTAGGCGCACCTGCTGACCCTTCGCTGTCTCTTGCCACGTTTCTACGTGAGGCTATTGTTGCGCATCGTAGTTGGCATAGAGAAAGAGGTTTGGTTAATTCTGAAGGCGACGACTGCTTATATGCTGCTTTAGATGGGGAATGGAAGTTTTAATGAAGATAGGTTTTGCTTCTAACGACTGGTCTAGGTCTATGCACACCGTTACGGGATCGCCTGTAATGGGCGGTTCTGGTCATATTAGATTAGGGCAGTATTTAGGCCCTATGCGCAAAAGAGGCGTGGATTGTGTTGTGGGTATTTTGGCTCATAATAGTATGACTGGTACGTTTGGTGTTCATAGTTTTGATGGTACGGGCGATCATTTTGATTGTGACGTTATCGTCATGCAGCGATACATGCATATGCAAGTTTTACCAGATATGAAGAAAGCACAGAGCGCTGGTCAAATCGTTTTACAAGATGTTGATGACTGGTATTGGGGCTTGAGTGAAAAGAATGCTGCGTTTGAGGCGGGTGACCCTAAGAAAAATCCAAAAGAAAATATAAATTGGTATAAACAAATCATCGAACAATCTGACGGTATTATTACGTCTACTCCTTTTCTTCAAAAGAAAATGTTGGAGTGGAACGACAACGTGGGTCTGCATACTAACCACGTTAATGTTGAACAGTTTAAAAATGTTAAAAGGTTTGAATCCCCTAATGCTAAAAAAATTGTTGTTGGGTGGATGGGTTCCACCGCACACAGAAGCGGTGATCTTGAAATATTGAAGCCTTACAGTAAGACAATTTCACATTTTGCTAATTGGCACCACACCGGAAATGTTGATGCTGCTGGGTGGCCTAAATTCCACAGAGAGATTGGAGTGGAGGCAGGTATAACTACTTACTCCCCGTTTTTAGCCCCTTATGAGTTGCAAAACGGATTTTTATTTAATGTCGGTATTGTGCCTTTAACTGAAATACCTTTTAATCACGCTAAATCTTATATTAAAGGTTTAGAGTATGCTGCTGCCGGAGTGCCGTTTGTATGCTCCATGTCGCCGCAATACGAAGAACTAACACAAGAACACGGGATAGGTATTTTGGCAGAAAGTCCTGCCCAGTATCCTAAATTATTAAAAAAGTTTACCGACCAAGACTTTATTAAAGAGTCTTCCATTGCTCTGCGTAAAAAAGTTAAGCGGTTTGATATAAAAATTGGCGCAGGCAAACTTTATACAACTATCAAAGAGTTACACAAGGAGGCTTGGCGTGAAAAGAGGTAAACCGTTAAAACGCACTCCTTTGAAAAGGGGCGATAGTCAACTTAAGCGCACTCCTTTAAAACCTCGCTCCAAGAAGATGGAGGACATCTATGTTGAGCGCCGTGCTCTAGTTAAAGAGTTATTGGAATCCCACGACTACTGTCAGGCGTGTTTGGTGTACCACGTATTTGATGCTTTTGAAAATAGTCCCCCAAACGGTTCTCCACCTGTCTTCGGGGTAGTTAAACCTAACAAGACTAGAGATATTCATGAACTGATTAACAGATCACAAGGTGGAAGCATAACTCAGCGAAATAATTTGCTGGCAGTATGCAGACCTTGCCATAATAGAATAACTACAAATCCAAAAGAAGCAGAAAGGCTCGGATTGCACTTAGAGAGTTGGTGCAACACCGAAGATTACTTCGTAGAAGCAGAAAGGGTCCGAAATGAGTGGGCGTCAGGAAATGTTACAAAGCCTCATTGGTTCAGCGATTAGCGAGCATCCAGATTTACTGTCTGAAATTAATTCTTTAGCAGATGGTTTTCCCGATAGTAGTTTACCTCTACTAGACAGGGAGAACGTTGATTACAGTCAGTTGACTGATTTGCAACGACAGTGGAGAGATGACGGGGTTGTAATTTTAAAAAACTTCATCCCAGACAACATGATTGAAGCCTACCGTCAAGATTGGATTCAGCATAACAGAATCAATCATGATAGACCTCAAGGCTATCCGGGAGAGTGCGCTTACTTTCAAGTACCTAGTTTGATGAACCTATCAACTTATAAGCCGCTACATGATGTGTTGGAGCAGTTAATTGGTGATCAGATGGGTGTCCACTTAAACTTAACGGGATGGAAGTCTACGCAACGTAATTGGCACCAAGACGGATACTTAAACCCTGATTCTAACAGGGACCATTATCTCGCCGTGTGGGTAGCCCTGAACGATATCCATGAAGATTCAGGCCCATTTGAGTACGTTAGAAAGACGCACATGTTGCCCACTATTACTCAAGAGGCTACTAAAATGCGCATCCCCGTATCATTACGAGAAGACCCCATGTGGCCAAAGTATTCGGAAGAGTTTCTTACTCCCATGTTTGAAGATATTTTGAATCGTGGTAATCTACAGAAAGAGCAGTTTATTGCCAGTAAGGGGGATGTTCTGATTTGGCACGCACGGTTAATGCATCGTGGCACCATTCCAAACAATCCTGATCTTTGGCGTGAAACCGCAATTCTACATTACTCCGGGGTTAATAATCGGCCAGATATGCCAGAAGCCGTTCAGCACGGTGATGGTGGGTGGTACTTCCCTATTAACCAAAATATCCCACTCTAATGCCTACTAGTTATGGCAAGAGCGCCAAAGCGAAGGCTACTAAACTTCACAGTCTTTACGTCCGCACTAGAGATAACTTTACTTGTCGCTGGTGTGGTGCAACTAAGGAACAGGGTAAGCAGATACAATGTGCTCACATTATTTCTCGTAGCATTTCTGCTACTAGGACTGACGGTAGGAATGCGGTTGCTTTATGCGCATCATGCCATTGGGCACAATCAAAGAACCCTTTAGTGTGGGCACGCTGGATTGAGTCAGAACTGGGCAAGGAACATCTAGATGACCTTCTTGAACGAGGTGTTCCCGGTATTAAAGTTGATTGGCAGGCTGAATGTGAAAGGCTTGAAATCGCCCTTGCCACTTTGGGTACAAAGTGGTAACATATGTCTATGAACTCGTACAGAACTGCGCCGATTAGCCCTGTTGAAGTAGAATCAGAGTTGATCAGATTAACTTCCGAGATGGAGCGAGAGACTGAAGAGTTTGAGGTTTTGGCTAAAGACTATGCCGCAAAAGAAGCGGAATACAAAAAGCAGTGGTTTAAAGAGTACTTGGCTGCTGAAGGTGCGGTCAAACAGAAAGAAAGTTGGGCAGGTTACAAAACAAGTGAGTTGCACTATGACTCAATGATTGCTGAAGCATTAGTTAAGGCGAAGCGGGAAAAACTGCATTCACTTCGTACCGCTTGTGATGCGCTTCGCACAATTGCAGCAAACGTTAGATCACAAAGTAAATTCTGAGGAGACTTCAATGTCTGATAAAAAATATTTAAACGTAGGATGCGGCCACCATTACGCTGCTGGATGGATCAATACAGATGTGTGGGAGGACGAAAAAACATGTCCAGATGTACTAGTCCGGCGTGATGAACCTTACCCTTTTGAAGATAATTACTTTGACGCCATATACTTAGGCCATGTATTAGAACACATTTCGTGGACTAAGATTGGAGTCTTTTTGAAAGAGATGGTGCGTGTCGCTAAGCCGGGAGCGCCTGTTCTGGCGGTTGGCCCTGACGTTTACCGTACAATCCAGCGATGGAAAGAAGGTAAAGAACCTTGGGATATGGTTAGGTCAGTTATGGAACATCAAGACATTGACGCACAACTGTATCATACTGCTGATGACGGTTCATACGTTGCTTCTCCGCCTCCCACGCCTGAATGGTGGGATGGTGCGGCGCACTACTGGAACTGCCACGAAGCCCGCTTAGACCAAGTTATGAAAACACACTTTGGCGAAGTTCAGATTTACTCGTCTTTTATTGAGAGCGACCTACCCGGAAATCGCCAAACTTGGTATGATTCAAGAAATAATATCACATGGCCAGTCGTAGGATATTGGTGGTGGCAGTGCGCTGTAGCAGGTAAGGTTATAAAGTGATTCATAACATTTCAGAAAATATTCAAGGGCTTTCAGTAGACATTGAACTATTAAAGCCTTTAGAGAATAACGCTAGACGTGGAGATGTAGATGCAATCATGGCATCGTACTCCAAGTTTGGACAGGTCAAGCCTATCGTTGCGGTTAGTGATACTGATGGGACACTGACTGTTATTGCTGGCAACCATCAGTTGGAGGCCGCTAAACGTTTGGGTTGGCAGGAAATTGCTGTATCTATTGTTGATCTTTCTACAGAAGATGCTTTAGCGTTTGCTTTAGCCGACAACAGAATTTCAGATTTGGGAACCACCGATACTGACCTGCTGTATGAGATGCTTAGCGATGCACTGGGGCATGATGAGGATTTTTTTGATGCGCTAGGGTGGGACGACTTTTCAGTTGCCGCTATTGAAAATACTGTGATTGAAAATCAATTCAACGAAAATTCCGACCCCAATGCAGGATGGACTGCACCCGAAATTGTTGTAAATAATGTACCCTCTGCACCCGAATATACTTCATCTTCTTCAGAAGATGCATCTACACCAGCACGGCCTGTTTCTGTTGAAAATATTGTAACTCAAGGTAGTACTGTAACAGGAAATTCAGGATCACAAAATGCGGCTATCCAGTTTACTCTTGTTTTTGACAGCGCAGAACAGCAATCAAAGTGGTACGGCTTTCTGAAGTGGCTTCAAGAAAGCAGCGTGTACGATGGTGATACAACTAGCGAACGACTTTTAGATTTTATAAGTCAACATTCACCAAAGGGATAGTATGCCTAGAAAGCGAATGTTTTTAGACATAGATTGCGTAGAGGCCGCTCGTCACCGCATCCGCCACGTCTATGATACCTTTGACACAGTGTGCGTTCAGTTCTCTGGAGGGAAAGACTCCACTGCCTGCCTTTACCTCGCTAAAGAAGTTCATGAAGAGCGTGGACTTGGGCCAGTTAAAGTTATATTCAGAGATGAAGAAATGCTTTCCCCTTCTATTGAAGAGTACGTCACTCGTGTCAGCCAGTATGATTGGGTCGATATGGAATGGTATTGTTTACCACAGGGACAGGAGTTGTGGGTATTAGGAGCACGACAATACGTGTTATTATGGTCAAAGGAAAGGGAAGCACAGGGAAGACTGTTTCGACCCTATCCAGAGAACGCTATTCGTGCAGAACACTTTGGTTTAAACCCTAGCGAGGCCATCCCTAAACGTATTGATGAGTATACAATGCAAGGCAAGAAGGGCAGAACTGCGTTCATTACGGGGATTAGGGCGAACGAGTCAATGATTCGTTACCGAACAGTAACGCAGAAGTTGCACGAAAACTACATCAACCGTCCTTTCAAGTTGTCTAAAGCGATTCCTATGAGATTCGCAAAGATTATTTATGACTGGACTTCGGATGATGTTTTGAAATACATTTCTGAAGAGCACGACGCCGAGTACTGCGCTTACTATGACTACGCCGCAATGAGTGGTGCTAACCAGCGGGTAGGTATTCCGCTTCACTCGGTGGCGGCAAGAAGACTTACTGATGTAATTCGCACAGAGCCTGAGTTCTACGATGACCTAGTACGTTGTTTTCCATCAATTGACGCACAGCGTCAGTTATGGTCTGAATTTGACATTGAACAAGTAATCGACCTTTACTCCAGCGAGGGATGGAAGGGCGTCAAGTACTGTATTGACGATAACATTTTGACTGACGGTATGCATAAAGCCGCAATGGTGTACTCTAACGAATTTAAGAAGCGCCATGCTAAAGACCCATATGGTTACCCAATTGATCATCTAGTCCGCACTTTACTGTTAAACGCATTTGCTGGCACCCCAAGCCCTGTAGGACCGAAGACAAAAGCACATAACAAGCGAGTTGCGCTATTAGAACAAGAAGAGCAGATGCTCATGGATGCTGACAGCCTTGACTTACAGGACGACAGCAGGTAGTCTATACAGATGGAGAATGTCGCTGTAACAGAATTGAAACGTGGCGGATGGGCAACAGCATGTTATATTGTAAGCCCTGACTACAAGCGTTTATTGACTTCAATTTCTACGTATGGGATTTTAGCCCCGATTGTCACAAAGGCGGATTACACAATTATTGATGGGCACCATCGGTATATAGCCGCACAGGAATTAGGTCTTAGTGAAGTGCCAGTAATTACAGTGGATTGTAGCGACATTGACGCAGTGTTGTTACATATCGACATGAATAGGTATAGAGGAATTGTTGTTGCTAAGTTTTTGTCGAATTTAATTGGTTACATTTTGGAGAACAGCGACTATTCTTATGACGATTTGCGTAACCGCATGGCTCTATCTAAAGAAGAGTTCGAAATTCTTGCAGACGGTACGTTAGTTAAAATGCGTAAAATTAAACAACACTCTTACTCACCTGCTTGGGTTCCAGTAGAATCTGCTTCAGGCGAGACATTGACAATCGAAAAAGTGACAGGACATTCGGAACAAGTATAGGAGAAACATTATGGAAATGAATGCATATCAAGCAGCGGCTAAAGAAACTGCTGTTTTCCCTCCAGATAGCGGTATTGTTTATACTGCCCTAGGCTTAGTGAGCGAGGGTGGCGAAGTTGCGGATAAAATTAAAAAGATTATACGTGATCAGGGCGGAGAGTTTTCTGATGAGGCTCGTGAAGCAATCAAGAAAGAACTTGGCGACGTATTGTGGTACGTTGCAGGTCTAGCGTGGGAATTAGGTTTCACTTTAGACGATGTTGCTGAAACGAACATCTTGAAATTGTCTAGCCGCTATGAGCGTGGCAAGATTGGTGGCTCTGGGGATGATCGCTGAGTCGTGGCGTTCGCTAGTAACCGGAGTTTCAGGCTCGTCTATCGAAGCGTTACTTTCTGCGGCTAAAGCCGACTACTCTGTTGTGACAAACGACGTTTATGTGCATGATCGGTTTTTAGACTCTTTTGTGAAAGTACCTAATAGGTTTGTGACAGGTAGAGAAGTTGATGAGCGCCTTGAAAATTGGGAAGTTGTAAAAGACCGTTACGAGGTTGAGCAGAATAGCCGCATTCTTCAGCGAGCAACTGCTCTGATTTCTAAGTATGGTGACTCTGCGGTTTTAACTGGTTGTGGTATTTTGGATGAAGGGCGAAAGTTTTTTGCAGTAGTTAATACTGGTTCTTTAAGCCTACCCACTTCAAGCGGGGATGTTGATATTATTGACTCGTATGTTGTTGTTCTGACCTCCCACGATGGTAGTATGCCCATCTGTTATTACAACTTAGATAGTAGAAGATTAAATAACACCACTTACCGATTTACAGAAAGTGAAACTTCTGAGTTCAGCATCCGTAAACGACACACACCTAGTGAAGTTGATCTAAACAAAGAGGCTTCTGAAGTAAAGGCGATGAGAGCACAGTGGTCCGAGCATATGAGCGACAGTATTGGAAAGTTGTTCGTTCCTATGTCTCCGGGTTCTGTAGATAAAACGTTGGAACAGTTCTGGCCTACTGCGTTTGCGGCCACAGAGAAGAAACGTGAACATGCAGAAAATGTCCAAGAAGCCATTAAAAAATTGTATAGAAAGTCGTATAATGTTGGGGCTTTTGGTGAATGCAGATGGGCACTACTTAATGCGGTTAATGAGTACATTGACTTTCATAGAAACATCCCAAGCAGCGAAGCAGCACAGCATTCATTAGAAGTTGACAATTATAGTCACCGATTAAAGTTGAGTGTGTTTAAATGGTTGAGTACGTTTTAGATGATCTAGTTATAATTAGAGACTTTACCGAGCATTGCGATGCACTGTTAGAAATGGTCCAAAACCCCCTTGAAGGCGAAATAGTGGAAATGCCTGACAGGTGTTATAACTTTTTCACCAAGCATGTAGTTGACGGTGGAAGTTCAGATTCGTTTGAAGACATCACTATATTAAGATACTCAGAGCAGATTAGGGATGCTTTGTTAGAAGTTTTTTCTTTCAATGGTGTGATGAATAATAATTTACCGGCAGTTGTGTACCCTGAAGGGTGCGGCATGGGTCTACACGATGATATGTATCATAATTCCGATGACCCTGAGCATCGTGAAAAGGTACATGTGTACAGTTCAGTTCATTATTTGAATGATGATTACGAAGGTGGAGAATTAGTTTTCCCTGACTTGGATTTGACAATAAATCCTGAAAAGAATATGCTATTACTATTCGGATGCCATCACAAACACCGTGGCAATCCAGCAACGGGCGGTATAAAGATTTCGTCCACAAAGTTTTGGAGGAACGCAGATGCAGTTTAGTTCTAGTGAACAAGAAAATTTCGTTATCGAAATGACACAGATGAAGCACGGTGGTCACTATGTCGAACTTGGTGCTTTTCATTCCCACGAAGGTAGCAATACTCGTGTTTTAGAACAAGAGTTTGCGTGGCGTGGCGTGTCGTTTGAAATTGATGAGAAGCGGCGAGAGCAGTTTACTGACAATCGTTCAAATCCCTGTTTTGGAGATGCGCTAGATTTTGACTACACCGAGTTTTTTAAATGGGGTCAATGGCCTAAGCAAATTGATTATTTACAAGTAGACATTGATAATGGCTATGATCATGCGATGCGCCCGGAGGGAAGTGCGTATACCTCATTATTGGGTCTTATCTCCCTCCCGTTAAATTTGTACCGGTTCTCGGTCATAACGTTTGAGCACGACGTTAACATGTACTTTAGGAACGAGTCTATCCGTGATGCCCAAAGAGAAATTTTAGATGCATTAGGATACACTTTAGTCGTGCGAACCATTCATGAAGATTGGTGGGTTGACCCAACTGCGATTGAACCTGATGTCTTTAGACCGCATTTACGTTGGGAAGTTCTTTAATCTACTTCAATAAAGATACATTCTCCGGGGCACTCTTCGGCTGATTCAATTACATCTTCCAACATATTTTCTGGCACATCAGCCATACCCTCGGACATCCGGTAAACAGGTCCGTCTGCATCACCGCTAGGCCCATTTAGGCTAGGCCACGTTGCTTCCTTAACGTATGCCAATCCATCGTCGTGCATCTCAAATACACTTGGACATATTTCTGCACATAGCCCATCACCCGTACATAGGTCTTGATCAATCCAAACTTTCATTGTCACCTCTCATATTATTATTTCAATTTTACGGCGAGTGCCCATTCCTAATCCAGCACATGCATTAAATGCGTGGGTTGCGGCGTCCACTTGGTCGTCGTGCACTCTGGCTTCGGGGAACGCCGACATTTCATCAATGAAATCCGTGTTCCACGACGCTCTAATAAGTTTTACGTTTCCGTTTGCAACTGCTGCTGCAAAAGGTTTGGCTCTAGTTACTTTATCTCCTGTGGCCCGTTGACCAGTGAAGGAATACCCCGGAAGTACGTACCTAGCATACTGGTCGATGAGGTTTTTACCGGCAGACCCCGGTTCTTGTTCCATTTGAATAGATATTTCAGGACCGTCTTCCGCAGCGGTTTCTTTAACAAACCTTTCAACTTTTTCACCCTTTGCCCGTATGCGGCGTACATCCATAATGTAAAAAATACCGTTGTCGAATGCTCCTAAGCAGCCAACAGTCCAGTCAGGGTCGGGATTAGAGTTTGTGGGTTCTGTGCCAGCCAAGTCCCAAAATCGAAGCATCTTCGTATCTTTACTTAGTTCAGGTACTTCGCTTGGCTCAATGATTTCAAAGTTGTTTCTGTTAAACATTGACCCAAGTGTTGTTGCCCACCAGTCGCCAAATTCAAGACGTTTTCTTTCGATTGGGTCTAGTTCTGCAAGCATGGCTCGGTACGATACTGGATCAATGCCGGGGTTGTCTGTTAGCATTGATGGAATAAATATCCTACCGTGGTCTTTTCCTTCGACTAAAAATCTTTGGCGCACCCAGTTGGGTGCAGGGTTTGTTGCACATCTCATTCTGAGAGGGACTGTAGATAGTGGTCCGGTTGCTGGACGGCGAAGACGAGAGAACATATATCTGTAGTCTGATTCTCTAATCTCGGTGACCTCATCCATTCCAATGAACTGAAACTCTGAACCTTTGTAACGAAGATAGTCGTTTACATTATTTAGGTAGCCGAATGTAATTCTTGCTCCTGATGGGAATGTAGCCGTGTATTGATTAGCATTCCAATGTACGTCATCAAACTGCATGATCCATTCTCTAAAGCGGTCCATGAGAGCGCCGGGAAGGGCAAGGTCAGCGTATGTCCGACGAAAAAGAATCGCTGAGTAGTTAGGTACGTCCACGTACTGCAATGCCGCCATAATGAGTGCAGATGACTTACCTCCACCAGCGGCTCCACCAAACATAACTTCTTGGCCTTCTGAACGAAGAAAAACTTTCTGTGTTAGGGATGGTTCCTCAACCCAATAGTCTGACCTTTTCGGCTCTAAGTATTCTTTGATTTTTTGCCAGTCGGTTGTTTCTGTGGACATATCTGCTTGTCTCCTAGACAAATAAAAGGTACAGTATACCTATGAGGAATCTTCTAAATCGTTCTGCCGCCGCTCATACACTGATGGGGGCGGGTATAATATTAGTAGGGCTTGGTATTAGTATACTGAGTTTGGGGTGGGGTCTGGCAAGTGCTGGCCTTGCTTGTGGAATTTACGGTTATTTGCTAGGGGCTGAATAATGGCATGGAACTCAGGATCGAATAAATCTTTACAGGATATTTTAAGCGGACAACAGAAAGCCGCTAACATTTCTGTTGGCGCTCCCGTATCATACAGCCCATCATTGACTGGCAACGCACGTGGCTACCATGATAATTGGGACATCACCAAAGCATATAGAGAAGGTGTTGCCAAAGTAACTTGGGTTTTTCGGTGCATTGATGTAATTTCGTCTAATCAAGCACGCTTGCCTATGATTTTCCGCAAGGATAACAATCCTTTTGGCGAGATAGTAGCAGATCATAATATGTTGAAGATTTTCAACAACACTGCTAATATTGGTGAAAATGCGTTTGCGTTCAGGTATCGTTTGTCTAGTCAGTTGTTGATGAGTAGCCGTGGCGCTTTTGTAGAAATTGTTCGTGGGCGTGGTGGTAATCCGGTTGCTTTGCATCTTTTGCCTCCTCAGAATACTTCCCCGATCCCTGACGACACAAAGTTTGTCAAAGGGTTTGAAGTTAAGATTTCTGATCAGGTAAAACGAACAATCAAGCCTGAGAATGTTATTTGGATTCGCAGACCGCATCCTCTTGATCCTTATCTTTCTATGACTCCTATGGAAGCCGCTGGGGTTGCAATTGAGTTAGAAAACTTGGCTAAGATTTACAATCGCAACTTCCTAATCAACGACGGTCGCCCCGGCGGTCTCCTTGTTCTGCGAAGTGAGATTGCGGATGAAGACAAGGAAGAACTCCGTTCACGGTTCCGTGGAAACATTGGCCGTGTAGGGTCTGTCGGAGTCATTTCTTCTGATGATGGTGCAGACTTTGTAGATACTGCGGCTAGCCCTCGTGATGCTGCTTACATTCAGATGCGTACAGTCACGAAAGAAGAAATCCTTGCTGCGTTTGGTGTCCCTGAATCTATTATTGGTAACTCCTCCAACCGAACTTTCTCTAACGCTATGGAAGAAGGCAAGGTGTTCTGGATGGAAACCATGTCTCCTCACCTTGATCTGATTGCTCGTTCTTTCGACAAGATTGATGACTCATACTTTATTGATTTTGACGTTGCAAATGTACCTATCTTGATTCTTTCTAAACAAGAGCGTGAGCGTCATTATTTGACTGAGTTCCAGACTGGTCTCATCAGTACCAATGAGTACCGGGAAGCCTCTGGACGCAAGAAGGTAGAATCTGATCTTGCTGATTCACTTTTGTCTAACCCTAATCAGACGCCTATCGCTAATACAGAGAAGCCCATGAATGAGGATACGGATGTAGAGGGCGGTGTCCCCCTAGATGTACAGGCGCAAAATGCCCAGCAGGCGCAGGTGACTGAGTTCAGCCCAGAAGAGGCCGCTTTCGTTGAGGCCGGTACGGTTGAAGGTACGGAAGCCATTGAGGTGCCCGCATCAGAAGTTCCAAGTGAACTTGAAGGAGATGAACCGGAGGGTAGGAAGAGCGACCCTTTTCAGCAAACCTGAAATTTGGTGACTTATCTAAATACTCTTCTTGGGAAGAAAAAGCATTATACCGTGTTGATTCTTTAGAAAATCAGGTGTCTAAGCAATTAGACGACATTATTGACTCTCAGGAGAGCACTGTTTTAGGAACTTTATCAAGTCCAGCAGTAGCGGCGTTACTCGGTGTCGGAGCAGATGCTAACTTTGCCTCAATTGTCCCTATGAGTGAGTTGTCAGTGTCCACGTTGCCTCTGCTTGAGTCGATGCGAGGCATTTATGAGAAAGCAATTACTGACAATATTGATGAGGGTTATGGTGCTACGGTTTCAGAGCAGCGGGCACAGGCTGCTGTTTCTGAGCATTTAGCAACTGTAAATAAGTTCAATTCTACTACGCAAGATCAGGTTGCAGAGGCTTTAGCCGCCGCATCTTTAGCGACTTCTGAAGATGGAGATGATCTTGATGCTGCGTTAAAGATTGCTTTAGCCTACACACTAATTAAAGCGGTTTTCAATAAATTACGAAGTACTAGAAAACGGTTGATTGTTGATTCAGCAGTTTTGGGTCCCTATAATCAAGGTCTTTTTGATTCCGCTGAGTCTCGTCCTGCTGATTCGGTACAGATAAACAAAGAGTGGGTTTCTTTAAAAGACGAGCAGGTCCGTATCGCTCACAGGCAGTTACATGGCGATAAAATTCCTGTTGGGCAACCATTTTTCGTTAGTGGAGTTCCCATTCGGTTCCCTAAAGACCCGTTGGCCCCTCCGGGGTTGACCATAAATTGTAGGTGTGTTCTAAAGTTCACAAGATAAATATATAAACATAGGTGCATTTTATTTATATAAACCCTAATCTATCCAGATTGCGTAGGGTGTAACATATGAGTGTTGTACCGTTCTGAAGGAGAGTCATGACTACTTTAGTTGAATACTCGGATGTCGCTGAAGGCACCGATCCAGCATTTGATTTCAAGGCAATTTCAGGCCAAATTGGCATTGATAAAGCACAGGGCATTGTAGAAGCCTTTGTCTCCGGTATAGGTAACCGAGACTCTGTAGGTGATGTTGTCGTTTCAGGAGCATTTAATGGCTCACTCAAGCGTCGTAAGCCACGGGTTGTTTGGGGACACGACTGGAACCAGCCTATTGGTAAAGTTTTAGAGATTTATGAAGTACCTAAGAGCGATCCTCGTCTTCCTGAAAAGATGAAGAAGGCTGGAATTGGTGGACTTTTCGCTAAGGTTCAGTTTAACTTAAACACTGAGCGTGGTCGTGAGGCATTTGCAAACGTGGCTTTCTACGGCATGGAGCAAGAATGGTCGATTGGTTATAAGACAATCACCGCAGACTTTGACACAGGCCGTCAAGCAAATATGCTGAAGGAAGTAGAACTTTATGAAATTTCTCCTGTTCTGCACGGCGCTAACCAACTCACTGGAACCATCTCAGTGAAGGACGATAATGAAGGCACTTCTGAGAAGGGTGGAATGTACAACATGGACGACGATAAGGACGCTCCTTCAAATCGTGCAGACGCCGTTTCTTCCATGATGGGTCGTATGCTTTCCCAAGCCCTCAAAAAGCCTGTACAAATTTTAGAAATTAACGGAAATTCCGTTGTGTTCCAGACCGGTGAAGACATGGTTTGGATGGCTACATTTACTCGTGAAGGAGAAAGAATAATGGTTGGAAAGCCTACTCGTGTTAAGCCCACCACGACCTACGCCCCCGTGGGCGATGAGGCCCCTCCGTCAATGATGGTAAAAGACCCAGATGAGAAGGATGCTGAAGAGCCTGAGGGCGTTCGGGATGCAGACGACGAGCAAGGATCATGGGCAACTCCAGACATTGCGCTGGCTTGGTCGAAAACGTTTGGCTGCTCAGGTTACCACTCACATGGCGGTGGCTTCCTTCCGTGCGAAACTCACGAAGAGTATCTTGAGGCTCTAGAGAAGTTTGATGGTAATGCAAATATCAACTCCCATAATAACTACTTGGCAGGCGTTGAAGTTGAAGAGTCAAAAGATGACTCATGCGGATGTGAGTATGAAAAGGGTGAGTGTTCATGCGACACCGAAGAAAAGGGACATGGATACATGCGGAGTGAAAAGCCTGATTATCTAAAAGACCCTATGGCCCTTCTGCTTATGGCTTACAATGAAATGTTAAAAATTCGTGGTGCCGGTGAACTTCGTGAAGCCACACTTGGTCTAATTAACGAAGTTGAGAAGTTCCTAACCACTGCACCGATGTCTCGTCCTGCCGAGCAAGGCGAAAAGGCCACATCAGGCTTTGTTGTCCACGTTAAGTGTTCTGAACTAGAAGCATTTAGTGTCAGCAAAGCAGTTGCTGATGTTCCAGTATTTGCGTTTAAATCTGATACTGGAGTGGACCTTCACTTCTCAACAGGTGTTGAGCATGAGGAATTGTTAGGAAAGGTTGCTGGTGCGCTGGCTGCTCTTAATTTCGATCCTCAAATTACTGTATCCAAGCCCGACCACCTTGACACTGAAGACGGTGTTGAGTAAAATACTCAAGAGCAATAGGAGTTCAAAATGAGTGAAAACATGAATGACGATCTTCAGAAGTTTGAGGATATTGAGGCGCTTCTTTCCGTTGAGGAGAAGGGTGCGCATGAAGACGAGAAGGGCGCTCCTTCTGTGTTCATGACCGACATCCGTTTCAAGGAGGCTGTGGAAGCAGGCGACTTGTTAGACGAAGAGGCTTTTGCTGCTCTTGATCCCGATGATCAGAAGGGCTACGAAATGATCAATGTCGTCAACGAGGAAACTAAAGAGCCTATGGGCTGGATGTTCCGTTTCAAGTCAGATGATGAAGAGACTGAAGATACTGAAGGCGAAGAGACTGAAGATGCTGAAGGCGAAGAGACTGTAGAAGAAAAGTCTGCTGATCCTGAGGATGAAGAGATGCCTGAAGACGCAGAAGACCCTGAAGAGTCTGTTGACTTGGGAGAAAAAGTAGCGTCAATCATGATGCAGATGGTTGGAGAAGAAGAAAAGATGCCTTCAGTTTTCCTAACTGATGCTCGCTTTAAGGAAATGGAAGAGGACGAAGACCTTATTTCTGAAGAGAAGTATGCTGATCTTGATACCGACGCCAAGGATTCTTACGAAGAAGTTGATGTTTACGAAGAAGGCACAGGCAAGGGTTACGGGAAGCGCTATCGCCGCCGTAGTCCCCTTGAAGTGAACGCAATGCGTAAGGGCGAGCATATGGAAGACGAAGAAAAGTCTGAAGATGCGGAAGATGCTGAGGAAAAAGCAGAAAACGGTGGTGACATGACTGACATGTTTGATACCGCAGAAGAGGCACTTGAGCGTGCGGCTGCTTTAGGTTGCGAGGGCACTCATGGTGCTGGAGGCAAGTTCATGCCTTGTGCTACCCACGACGAATGGCAGAAACTCACTGCTGAAAAGCCTGAAGGTGAAGAAAAGCCTGAAGGTGAAGAGAAGTCTGAAGAGTTCCTATGCGGTTTCCAGCGTAAGTCTGTAGATCAGCCATGTGATTTCTGCGGTGGAGGTTGCGCTCCTGAAGATGGGCTTCCCGGTCTTGCTGAAATTGAAGGCATGGTTAAAGATGCCCATGCGGGCGAGATTATGTCTTCCGGTTATTCAGCAAATGACGACATGTTCGTTGTCGATGTAAAGCGTGAAGATGGTTCATGTATTGAAGTGTTCGTTTCTGGTGATGGTGACGAACTCGGATGGCTCCGAATTGACGAAACCTCTCTTGAAGGCAAGTCCGCTGAAGAGATTACAATCGTGTCGAAGGCTGATGCAGAATCAACTGCTCTTGATTCCTTCGCTTCTCTTGCTGACGGCAAGAAGGGCGAAGTTATGAGTGTCATGGTTGATATCTTCGGTGATGAAGATGTGTACGTTGTTGAAGTTGACTCTGAAGAGAAGAGTTTTGATTTCTACGTATCAGTCGAAGGGAAAGTTCTCGGATATGACGAGTACGACCTTCTTGACGAATTTGCTTATGACATCAGTGAAGAGGATGAGATTAAGGCCCTTGAAGCCGAACTTGAAATTAAGCGTATGTATTCACGTGAACAGCGTGAGTCGATGGCAGAGTCCGGTGAAGCAATGGAAGATGGTTCTTTCCCAATTGCAGATAAGGCTGATCTAGAGAACGCTATCAAGGCATGGGGACGTGCAGGCGACAAAGAAGCCGCTAAGGCTCATATCATTAAGCGAGCCAAGGAACTTGGTGCAGAAGATATGATTCCAGAAAACTGGAATGATGCCCCTGAGCAAACGGCTGATGAGGCCGAAGAGAAGACTGCCGAGGTTGAAGATGATTCTGCAATCCTTGAACAGTTGAACGAGTTCCGTGCACTCATGGAGGATGGTCTTTCCTGATTGGAGGTTAGGTTCACATGAGACCTGCTGAAGTCGGAAAGCGAATCACCCTTGCCAACGAAGCATTATTTAACCTAGGTTCTAGAACGTTTCTTGGCTCTGCTTGGAGCCAAGAGCCTGTAGAATACATAGATAGGGACGGTGTTACTTACGAGTTCCAACCGCTAGAAGAGTTTGGGGATTTAGATGCTGACTGAAATCAAAAGACCAGAAGTCGGCCCTAACGCAGACGCTCTAACAAGCCTCACACGAGGCCGTGGCCCCCGTCGTGGTAATCTTGAAGAGTTGCTAAAGTATTGGCGACCTATCATGAAGAAGCCGGGAGGCTTTAGACGCTGTGTAGTCATTTTGATGGATAAGCCGCAGTTCGGCGGTAAGCCTCAGCGTATTTGCGCTTGGCTTCACCACGAGATTACTGGTAAGTGGCCGAACGAGGGTAAAGGTAAGCGTGGCCGTGAAGGTAAACGCCGCAGCCGCAGTGTTCGTCGTGTCAGAAGTGCTGCTCGCAGGGCCAAGTCAGACATGCTGACTCCACAAACTTTTGATATTTCTCCGTTACGTGTTGCGATTCGTGAGTCTAGAGAATTTGGTGGTATTCTAGTCCAGCCTATTGCGGGTAGACAGAATGTTGTTGAACTTAAAGCGGCGCTGTTTTCTACTTACTCGGATCGTGTTGTTGTTTCTTCTGAGATTAGCGAGAAGCGTGTTGGTGTTGTCGGCTCTAGTACTGCGGTTGGTCAGGCGGCACAGGCTGCTGGAAGTATTATTCTTCCGGGCGATATTTCAGATTTTCGCAGTCCTATCCGTTCACAGATTTATGAGACTTTGACTCCGGGTGGAGGCCGTGGTCTTCCTAGCGCACGCCGCTTGGTGCGGGGTGCCCGCCGTGGTGGTCAAGGTGCCCGAAACAAGTTCCGCTGCCCTCCGGGTTTCCAAAAAGGCGGCACGTTTACTAACGCTCAGTTCAGCACTTGCGGTGCACAGATTTTAGGTATTCCGGGTAAAGGTGTAGGTTCGCCCTCTTCGGGTGCCCAGCGTGCTTTGGCTGCTCTGGCTAGGGATGCTTCGCTCGTGCGTGAAATTGGTGATCTGCGCAGTAACCGAAACCCTTATGACATTATTCGTGCGGCACAGATTCCTGTTGCCCCCAAGAAGGGCAGCGCCACCCGACGCCAGACTTCAATCAATAATGTTTTGTCTCGTGCGGAAGAGTCAGATTTTTCAATTCGTGCGGTTCGACGTGATGGTGTTATTCTGGAGCCAGTAGTTTCCCTTCAGGCTCTCGGTAAGTTAGATGAGTTTGATGACTTGGCTGATGGCACTCTGATTGATACATATGTTAACGGTCAAATCGGTCGGGATATTGTTCCAGCGTTTTCCACAGGCTTACGAGATGTTTATGTAGATATTCCGGGTTCTGGCTCTGTCCGAATGACCCGTGTTGGTGGCGAGTTGTCGGCATCAGAGATTGATAACTTGCGGAGAGTTTTCCCAACTTCTATTCGTCGTGCTGCTGATTTGCCTGATCCTAGTGCGGGTATTAGAGATTTTGCTGACAGGTCTAATGGCAGGTTCACTGTTGAGTTTGGTGAATTAAAGAATAATCAGTTCGACGTTTCTAATTCAAAGAATAAACTTATCCGTGTTCAGACTGCTGGTGGTAAAACGCTCACTGTTCCGCAGTGGGTTTACGAAACTTTCTTGTCTCGTTCTGCTCCACGGCGTGCAAAAGATGCCCCTGTTTACGAAATTATTTCTGAAAAGAAATCAGATAATCCTTTCTTAATTTCAACCAAGTCTCAGATTTCTGCTTTGCCTGACATCAATACGAAGCAGGATGAAGTTGATGCTCGTGCCAGCATGTTTACGCAGATGCTGGAAGACACAGATTTTAATGTAAAAGCACGTGCTAGTCGTGGTGCCCGAAGGGCTGCTAGGGGTGGTAGGACTCGTGCAATTTTCGATTCTAATTTGAACCGCTACCGTTGTCCTCCGGGAACACGCTACGGTGGCCGCATTTCAGACAAGTTTGGTCGTAACTGTGGTTATTCGCTTCCACGACAGATTGTAAACGAACTTGTTGATTTTGGCGTGCGTATCGAAGAGCGCTTAGATAATCGCAAGCGGCGTCGTCGTGGTGTTGATACTCAGCCGGGAGATAGGCGAGGAATGGGTCCTGATGTCCGTGCGGATTTGGATGATATTTTCAAGCGGCTTGACAATATTGAAAAAGAACTGGGTATCGCTTTCGATAAGGTAGAAGATCGTCGTCCGGGTCGTGTTGGTGCTACGATTGGTGAGCGGCGGGCACGTCAGGACTTGACTGATCGTGAGAAGGATTTGTTAGAGGGTAACGAGTTGGCTGAGGCGATTGAGGACCTTGGTCGCATTATCGACAATCCTGATTTTGACAATGCTAGCGATGAAGAGTTGCGTGAGGCATTTAATAGGGTTCAGAAAGCAGCCAACTTGGAGGCAGGTCGTTTGACCGAGACTCCTCCTCGTTCTCCTGAGCAGCGGAGTATGTCTCAGCGCATTTTGGATGCGATTGCTCGTGTGCTTAGGCGTTTGGCTGATCGTCTTGATGGTGGCCGTGGTCGTGACCGTGATCGTGATCGTGGTCGTGATCGTGGTGGTAGAGGTGCTGGTGCCCCTGATGCCCCTAATGCTCGTCGTGCCCCTCAGCCTCGTCGTCGTCGTGATCGTGATGCTGATAAGCCGTCTCTTGAAAATATTCTTGATGAGTTGCAGGATAGAGCAAGAAACTACGATGCACAATCTGGCGGCATGACTGGTAACTTCATTGACGATTTGAATGATAGCGAACTTGATAACTTTATCCAAGGTTTGGAAGACAACCTTGAGGACTTGGGTGATGAAGGTCGTGACATGCTTGGTCGTTTGCGGGGCGAGCGTGATAGGCGTCGTCGGGATGACAACGGCGTTTTGGCTATGCTGAATGACATGCAAGACCGGCAACGGGCCTTTGATAAGATTCCGGGCGGCAAGACCGAGATGTGGGTTGATCAACTTAATGATGGCGACTTAGATAGATATATTGACGCTTTGCAGCGTGCAGACGCTGATTTTATTGGCAAAGAGGGCGCAAAGATGTTGCGTAACTTGATTGCTGAACGTGATCGTCGTAACCGTCCGCCTAAGAGCGGTGATGATGTTCTTCGTGAAATCCGCAGACGTGGAAAAGCATTTGATGTTGTTTCTGGCGGCATGACTGCTGACTTTGTTGCTGATCTTGATGACAGTGAGTTAAACCGGTTCATCGGAGGTCTTCGTCGCCACGAACTTGGTGATGAAGGCCGAGACATGCTGGAACGTTTAGAAGCCGAAAAACTTTTACGGGAAGGCCCGCCTCGCCCTCATCGTCGCCGTATTGAAAATATCAATATTGGTCGCCGTGCGGCTGGCGGACGCAATCGTCGTAGGGATATTGCTGCGTTTGAGGAGTTAACTCCAGATAATCGTCGTAACTTACGGCATCAGGCTGGTGTAGAGTTTGACGAGTTGGCTGAAGAGTGGCGTGTTGCTTTAGGTGCGGACGATATTAATGGTTTCTCCGAAAATGATATGCGGAACTTTGTTGCACGAAAAGTTAAGAACAACGATGAAGACGCCCGTGTGTGGCGTCGCCGTTACAACGATTATCTTGAGTTAAATGAACTTAACCGAAAGTTGGAAGCGGCTGAAACTGATGAAGATGTAGATAATGCTTTGCGTGAGCATGTTGGCCGTCTTGCCGCCAACCGTAGAGATTCGATTGTTAACGCTCGTGACGTGAATGCCGCTGACCGGCCAAACCGGAATAGTGGAAGTGAGCGCCGGGGCGATCCTGAGCCTCCTCCCGGTGACTGGGTGGAATTGATTCAAGAAATCAATGAAGTTGACCGTGCTGGAAATATCCAATACTACAACGATGCTGAGTTGAATGATCGAATCGACATTCTTGACGCAGAGTATAACCGCTACGGTGCACGTGGTGACCTAGATGGTCCTCCGCCACGTCGTTTGACTCAAGCACGTGATAAAATGCGTAGAGAGCGTGACCGCAGGAATGCAGGAGCACCTGATGGGGATAACAACATTCCTGAACCACCAGAAGACCGTACCCCTCCCGGAGACATAGAGCAGCGAGTCGGTAATGTTCTTCAGATGAGGGCAGCAGATTTCGAGAATATGGGAATTGACGAAATTGCGGCCTTGCAAAGATCAATTGGCCGTGATATTAACCGTAGGCGTAACGAAGGTGTAGATGTTCCTGAGTCCTTTGAGCGTGCTGATCGTCGTTTAAGAGATCAGATTGATGTGCTTGGTCGCATACAGCAGTTCCAAGT